CATAAGTATCTCCTAGGTTATCCACCGATAACCACATTAAAAGCAAATCATCAACGCACAATTACATGCGCGCCCATAATCCCTGCCTGCGCTTAGGGCCGCTACGTTTAGCAAACACATCAAAGTCCCGCTTGGCAATGACAGGCTTAGCTGCATTTTGATTGCTCATCAATGCACGACCCTCGCCAGCGCCAAGAAGCTGATACTGCAAGGCGTCATGTATGTGGCTAAACATATTCTTGTCAGGCTTATCTGCATACCGCTCACCAGATACTTCCATGCGACGATACTGATACCCGCCCTCAAAGCCCTTAATAAGCTGAGTGCAACGGCGATCAACTAAGAAGGCGGGCTTGCCTTCCGCCATCTTGGTAAGCTGCGAAGAAACCGACTCAAGCCGCAGGTCCACGGAATTAGATGGGGCGGGGAATGCTCTAAGGCCAGCACCTCTAAGTATGTGGAAAGGGGTAGACTCGTCGGTTTGCGCCCTGAAATCACCCGCAGGATCACCATAAATAATAACTTCGGAACACTGAGAAAACCTAGTAGCAATCTGCTCACGAAGAACCTCCGCAAATCTAACGATGCCCATGTCAAACGCAACAACTTCATCCTGAATAAACCACCTTCCGCGAACCTTCTGACCCATAGTAGCCGCAGGAGTCAGACCAAAATCCAAACCAATGTATAAAGGATACCCAGCAGCTACAGGTATTTCTTCTTTAGCAACGTGTGTGTCAGTAACAAACATAGGGTAAATCGGCTTTCCGTCCTGTATGGAACCTAACTTGTTCATAACATAAACATCTATCCAACTCTTAGTCTTACCTTGGATAAGATTAGGATAGTAAGACTTCATCATGTTCTTAGTATTCTCAGCAGTCTTGCTAGGACTATAGTCTTCTATCTCACCGTCATTATCCTTAACCTCAATCATTCCAGCAGGCTGAGTAAAGAAGGCCCAGTTGTTTGGCTTGACCAACATCTTCGCCTGCTCTCTCGGAATGTGGTCAGGAATGGGAACCTCGCCAGACATAATTGGCCACCAGTGATCTTCCTCCGGCGCGTTGGTATCCGCAATAACTCCAGTCCATGACGGCCCACCCTCTCGCATAGAAGGAAAACGACCGACACGCATAGTACACGCATCCATAATAGACTTGGGTATTTCCCTAGCCTCATTAACCCAAATGCCAGTAAGCTCCAATGAAAGAAGTTTCTTAACGTCTTCAGGTCTATCAAGAGCTAAGAACAAAACCTCAAGATCAATGTCACCCTTTTTAATGTGGTGGGTATAAGGAACCGACCAAGTGAACTTACCCCAATCATTCTCAGGAAACCAATCAAGCCAAGTCTTAATGGTAGTGGTTCTAAGCTGCGGGTTGGTATTACGAATAATGGCCCAGCGACTTCTGCGTATTCCGTGCTGGTTTTTATCTTGCGCTAAGGCGCGACGAAAGACTTCTATGCAGCAACCAACAGACTTGCCAGAACCAACAGGGCCGCGAATGCCACGAAAGAACGTGTTGTCTTTCATGAAGGTCTTTAGTGTTTCTCCGTCCGGCTTGTATTTAAAATCAACCACAATACTGTCTGCCGAACCTCAGCATCTTATCAACAGTCTCTGGCGCCATGCCATCAATCATCTTATCGCACTCGCGCTCAGTCGCAAACTCAGCATCAACGTAAGTTAAATGAACCTTGCGAACTATCTCACGCAATACGTTCAGCTCAGAAGAAGATAAAGTAGATATGAAACTCACTTCTTCTTTCCGCCTTTAGGCTTTGGCTTCTGCTTGGGAGGACGACCAACCGTAGTTCCATAAGTTCCCTTACCACTAGGCATTTGATTTGTTCCTTTTACTAATTGCCCTAGCCTTCGCCCTAGCGTCAGCCTTAGAAGATGCGCCCCAAACTTGTAAGCTAAGAATAAGACGAGTCGGCTTTCCCTTTGCGTCCCTTTCGGGGCCTCGCATGTTTCCCATCCGTGCTAAGAAGCTGGCCCTTCTTGGGTTGTCTCCGCTCCTTACCGGCGCCTTCATCCCAGTTCCCGCGCGCCCCTTGGCGTTCAAGCCCCCCTTCGGGTTCTTGCCCTCTTTCCGTGTCCACGCTGCCGTCGCCATGATGAATCCTTAATACCGATGATAGTACCCCAGCCCTCACGTCTTAGGCGTTAGCTTGCGAGTCATTAAAGACTTGGCTACTCCGCCACGACCAGAATCAATTGCCGCCGCTGCACGACCGCCGCCAGTGCGATACCCAACTGGCTTCCCATGAACCTTGGCAATCTTTTGGTCAACAAGCTTAACTTTCTTGCGGTGTTGCTCGGCCTTACGGGCCAAAACCCTGTGCGCCTTAAGCTCCTTGCCCTCCGGCTTGTCACCGCCTCGGTCAAGGTTCTTCTGGAACATAGTCTCAGCGATGTTCTCTAACTTAGTCAAGAGGCTAGTCCGCGTCTTCTCTAAGGTTCTTAGCCTACCAGTAACGTCAGCCATTGGTAATCTCCTTTTCCTTTAAAACCCCTAAACCAAAATAATATTTATGAAAAGGTACTTTGGTGAATAACCATGTGCGTATGGGACTACTAGCTACTTAGTACTCACTGGTTTTCGGGTACCCCCTACCTAGCCAAGATCAATGCTAACTCTAATGTCCCCAGCAACTTGCACTTGGCTACGATCTATAGGCTTGAAGCCAGCTCTGTCTAATATATCCTTGCTCGCCTCTAGCTGTACGTACTCAGATCGGGCCCCTGTAGCCAAGTTCATAACCCGTGCTGCAGCTACAGTAGCATTCATTCCTAACTGTTCGTTGATTCTCTGCATCATGTAAGACTGCACATGCGGGAGTCTTACAGTTTTGCTTGCTGTGACTCTTCCTGATTCGCCTTCTGCGTATCCTGCCTGTGTTGCAGCTTCGCGCAATGTGCATCCTGTAGCTACGAGCGTATCCACAAGGCTGCTCTGTTTCTTAGTTAGTTTACGTTGTTCTAGCATTTAAACTCCTGTTAAGAACCCCCCTCACCCTCTCCCCCCATTCCTTAGAGGTTCTGAGAGGTGCGAGTCAATCCCCTCCTATCCTATGTTGCACAAACCTATACCAATGCACAGGCTTTCAGGGCTTGACAGGTTTCGGCTTTACTCTACCTAAAGTAGAACCTCCCAAAAAGCGAGCCATTGCTAACTCCCGTGGAGGCAGCTCACACCCGACAACTCTGCTAAACATTCCTCACTAGACAGTCAGTCTTGTCACTCGTTGGCGTTGCAAATACACATCTACCACCTGTCCGCAGAAAGAAACGGCCCGCTTTCTGGACCGCCGCAACACCATCACACACCCCTCTCTTTTGCTTCAGCTCGCACTCGTCCCAATCAACCAGTGACACCTACAACATCAACGGCACTTCACGCCGATACCACCCCGACCTCAACGTCTCATTACATCCCGCATTGTAGGGCAAGAATCGGCAATCCCGCAAACCCGTGACGCAGGAGCGCAGAGCATCATCAGCACCAACGATTGCCGAAATCACGCAGGTGTCATAGCATCCGTCCCGCATCTATCGGGTTTGTATTGACACATGCCACAACCCACAACCGAAACAACTTGTTGTTAGCTTGTTCTATTGCACTTGGTGTCCAAGTCGTTCTCTTATCCATTGGTAAGTTCCCCCATAATTTGCGTTGCAACGAGGAACATCCCCGCTGGTCTTTGGGCCTATCTGGTCGTCAAAAAGTTCGCAATGATAAACACGGCTTTCATACACCTCTTCTGTTGCGGTGCTGTTAACCACGCATTCTTATTGAATTTGCTATTCGCTGCGCGGCAAATTTAGTGTTGAAGTGGGCACCGCTAAGTATGAACCTTCCGTGTTTACAGGGGGCTGAAGAAGCCCTCATTGCGTACTTCAAGCCATGACTAAGAGATAGGGTCATGGTTTGTCGTCCTGATATGCCGTCACCTGCACGGGGATGTTCCTCGTGCCACACAAATGGAGAACTTAACAATGGCTCAGAGAACTGACACCAAGGCAATAGAACAAGCTAACAACAAGTCGCTTCTAAATTCCACATCTGACAATACAAACCCGATAGATACAGAACGGATGCTACTTGACGCCTGCAATGTGATTTCAACAATAGTTGGCGCAGATGATTTTACTTTGCGCTCAATTGCGACACAGCTTTGCAAGATCACCGATTATATGTTGCCCTACAAAATGCAGGATGTAATGGACGCCGAGAACGAGGTAGTCTCAGCAGAAGATGCCGCTGATAAAGATGTTGCGGGCGCCACTGGCCGCTTGGAACGAGCGCAAGATAAGTTGCAGCAAAAGACAGAGGTATGTGACGATGTTGCAGCTTTCCATAAAGCGAACCGCGAGAACTTCTTTCTACAGACCGGCGAGAAATATGAACCCGCCCCACCAAAGAGCGCCAAGAGCAGACGTCCATCTCGCGAAGAACGTCTAGCCGGGTTGCGAGCATAAGCCACCACCAAGGGAGTCAGCAATGGCTCCCTTTTTTTATGTCGGAACTAATGAATGGAGATCATTATGGAAGCGCTGCTCCCCCTGTTACTAACCCTTGTATTACCTGTAGTTGTCGGCGCTTTACTTGGATGCCTGATAGTTATTTACGGAGAATGAAGATGAACGAATGGACAGAGGCACTAATCAGTGGAGTCACACTCGTCGTGTTAATAGTGGGCATTGTGGCGCTGCTGTACGGCGTTCAATAGCTAGCTGAAACGAATCAATTAACAAATGGAGAATGAAATGAAAAACCAACCAACACCACCAAGGAAAACAAACCTTGAAGAAATCAAGCCTATTAATCGTAAAGCAAGAAGGGCGTTAGCAACAAAAAAAGGATAGTATTTATTGGTGAGAGTGGTTCATTGCCACTTGATCCCAATACATACTACTAACCAAACAAATGGAGATGCTAATGTAGAAAGTCGTGCGACCCACAAACAGAAGCGATTAACGCCTGTCGGTTAGTCACTATGGGTATCAAGAACAGAGCAGGTGCATGATGGAAAATGAGTTAAGCACTCAGCCGCCCATCATGTAGTACCAATGGGGACGGAGCCAGTTTAAAAAGGCGCGGTGATTTTTTTAAAACAAATGGAGAATGAAATGAGTGATGATCTAATTAAACTACTGACTCAAGCGGTTAATAATATGATTGCCGAAGAGCTTAAAAAGCAACTCTCTAATGTGCATACTGATGATACAGTTTTAACGTCAGCGCAACGTGATGAAGTTGATACTATGATTCGCGATGTAATCAATAGCGAATTAGAAATAGAAGTCCGTTCAATTTAACATACTAAAGTGGGTGTCTCACAGACACTCACTTACACTAATTCAAATGGAGAATAAAATGTTAGACCTAATGAATGCAAACGACTGGGATTTCCCAGTTGAAATGGAGCCATGCTTAGACATGCGTGGCAATGAGATACCCAAGCTGCGCAATCTAATACGCAGTGACACTGGCGAATCTCTTGGCACTCACAAATCTAAGTACAAGATGATTACGCACAGCGATGCAGTCAATTCAATCATGGATTCAATTCAAGAATCTAAGATCAGCACTGACTACGAGGTCAAGTCTCACACAGCAGACAACGGTGCTAAGATGCGGCTTGAGGTTCTATTCAATGACATCAAACTAAAAGACCCTGAAGTTAATAGTTACATTCAGTATCGTGTCCAAGCCTACAATTCTTACGATGGTAGCTGGGCATTCCAGCAATCAGCCGAAGGCATTAGACTTTGGTGTCTCAATGGCTGCACCACACCAGACACAGTAGCTAAGACATGGGCCAAGCACACCACTAACGTAAGTGTAGATAGTTCAGCGCAAAAGATAACTGATGGTGTGGAAATGTTTCTTAATAACAAGGGAGTATGGGAGGCATACAGAAGTACACCTGTAACTAATGAACAAGTAGAACATCTATTTAAAAAGACTGTATGTAATGTACAGCACCGTGCTTCACATGATAAGTTTAATGACAGGCAGTTACAAAACCTCATGGGTACATGGGATAACGAACGCTCACAATTAGGAAACAATCAATGGGCATTATACAACTGTCTTACTAGCTGGGCCACACATACAGAAGACGCCAAGTCACCGGAGAATGCCAAGCGTCAGCGTGAGTCAGCCATCATCAAAGCCATGAAGCACAAGGCATGGTTAGAACTAGCATAAGGAGAACATGCTATGATTAATATAAATCTACATAACATTACGTCTATTAAATTAACGCAAACAAAAATGCATCAAGGATTTAGTAGCCGCGATTTAGTCATCACTACCAACGACTGCTTCAGTAATAATGAGGAGCACAAGATCGGTTTGTTCAGCTCTTCAGAAGACAATAATCTTTTGGTGCCAAAGATTGACACTTCAATTCATAGATACCCAAAAGCAGGGGAGGAAGACAATGATCTTAAGCAAGCAGCATCTTGAATACATAGCTGATAACATAGCGCCAATGTTAAGTTGGCCTACTCATATTGCTATCTTGGCAGATGACTTAGAAAAAACCAACCCAAGATTTAAACGCACAAAGTTTATGGATCGTGCAACAAAAGCTTGGGAAAGCGCCAACCCACCAGAGGAGATTGATGATGAAATTGATTTTTGATTTCCCTGAATCTTTAAAGAAAGCTGCCAAAGACAGCTATAAGAAGCATGTAAGCCATTGCAGCACATGCTATGGTCTTGGGTACGTTGAGAAGGAGGTGCCAGTAATTGATTTCATTAATGGTGGGTACATAGATGTACGCAATGAGCCATGCTTAGAATGTGGAGGTGATGGTTGAACCTTGAGTTTTGGCCTGAGATAGCAGCGCGTCATAGGCGTGAGCGAGTTGAGCTACTGAGTTCAGTGCTTAATCATTACAACTTACATGAGGCTGCTGTTATTCTTGGGACAAAGCATGAGACACTAAGAACTTACGCAATCAATCACAACATTAAGTATGAAAGAAAAGGATGGCCCAGTAAACATGGCGGAGATAATGAATAAGGGCAGGATGCAGGTCTTGATTGCAGCTAAAATTTTACAAAAAAGGCACGTAACTATAACAAGCAGAGCCATAGCTAAGGTAGCTGATATGTCCGTGAGTTCTGTGGCTAACAGGCTAAAGCTAATGGAAGGGCATTACATTATTCACAGTGGCATTGTTGAGAACTACAGCTTAGGCAAAGCCAATGTCTATAAGCTTAGTAAAACAGGAGACAAAGCAATAAGGAACTACCTATTGACTGACGCTGCATAGACGCAGTAATAGGAACGTATGCAAAGTTATTATCAATCGCTCATAGCGAAGTCAAAAGAAGCAGACGTTCCTCTGCTAAAGGCATTCATAAAAGCAGGAGTACCTACCTCTACCTATTACAGAACAGTTGGTGGCTCTGAACTAAAGCATGTGACCGCTAAGAAAGTATGGATCATGCTGGAGTTACTAATCAATGGACGAACTTACAAACGATCAGACAAAAAGAAACTAACTCCAAGAAGATGAGGGTATATGACCACATAATACAGCAGCTTGTGGTCAGACGTAATGAGTTAGGCATATCCCAGCGCACACTGGACTATGAGATAGGATGCGCTGATGGACTGGTCGGTAAGTGGGAGAGAAAGAAGCGTAGACCCAGCGCGTTCATGTTATCCTGTTGGGTTGAGGCTTTGAACTGTGAAATCATCATCAAGTCAAAGCAATAAGCTAGGTCACACTGCTTACTGTGATAATTGTGAACAAGAATGCAGGTACTATGTTGCTGTGCTATCGGGAAAGTATCCTAAGACTCATTGGTTTCTATGCATGCCCTGCTATCGGGAGGATAAATGGCAAACAAAAATAAGAACAAAGGAACTTACCATGAAAAATGGTTCGTGGATTGGCTCAAGTCAATCGGAGTTGCCTGCAAAAGAGTTCCCCTTAGCGGAGCGCTCGGAGGAGAGTGGAGTGGAGACATCCACCTCACACTGGACGGACAACGATGGTTGGTAGGCGAGGTTAAGTACAGAGATAAGTCTAACTTCCCTAGCCCCTTCACTGTCTTAGAGGGCAGAGACATAGCCTTCTACAAAAGAAAAACAGGTAAGCCACAAACACTTGTCATCATGTCAGGTGAAGAGTTTGCAAAGATCATACAAGGAGAATCAAATGATCGTGATTGAACACAACATACCAACACCTTCTACTCAGTACGAACCAATTAAAACAATGGGGATTGGCGATAGTTTCTTAGTTCATAATGGCCATGCACTTAACGCTGCTCGTGCTTGGATAAAAAGATCGTGCCCAGATATAGGAATTACAGCCAGACAAAATGACTCAGGCTTTAGAGTCTGGCGTATTAAATAAAGAATCGTGGGGACAGCTAGAATGTAAGCGCATTCGGTAGCCCAATATCGCAGTGCGTATCCTGACCAATCAGGGTTAATAGAAAACTGCCCCCTCTAATTCATAGCAAAGGAGAACAAGTATGGCAAGGAAACCAAGGCTTCCTGACTCAGAAGATTTTAAATTATTCTGGCAGTCGTACCCACGTAGGATAGGTAAAGGTGTAGCACGATTAGCATTCATCAATGCCTGTGAGATAGAAGATCCTTCAGTAATTATAGAAGCTACTAAGAAGTTTCAGATAATCAGCGAGAATACAGAGAAAAGATTCATTCCTCATCCATCCACATGGCTCAGAGCAGAGCGATGGGAGGATGATCTATCACACTACGATAGCAACAATGACTCACGCCTTGATGACATTCTTAATCAGGGCTGGGATACCAATGTGTTTAGCTTAGAGGACAAACGTAATGAGTCAGCTTGATTACAGTGCACGCACACAAACCATAGGTAAGTGGCTGCAAGGTGTACTTAAAAGATACACACCACCAGTGGGTATGACTAACGAGACACTGCTACAAGAAATGAAGTTCATTGTTCAAGACATCAATGGAGTCATGCCTTCACAAGTTAATAATGGATTGGTTGATCTGTTCTTAGAGCGCACCGATAAGCAGATACGATCCACTCACGGCACACGCAACTGGCCTCCCGTTAAGGTCTTTGTCAATGCAGCTAAGGCTGCTGGCGATGAGACTACCCGCGCTATTGCAGACAAAAGCACAGACAAGTGGGACTTTAATCCTCTTACTATAGTAGCTAAGAAGATTGCTGCCAAGGAACACGTGGCTATTGATTACCTATACGGCAGACTATCCCAAGGCTTAGTACATACAACACAGGTCACAGAAGATGACCTTGATGAGTACAGGTTTGTTTACGAGACGAGATTGAGAGAGGAGTACGGCGATGCTTACGCCAACAAAACAATTGATGAACTTACGACTAAACATCACAACTTTAAAGAAGGTTATGGCTTTAGAAAAGAGACTGACTCGGTTGCAGGAGCTGACGGAAATGCAGCTAGATCGGGACGGTGGAAGAAAGCAAGATTCCAGTATATCCCAATGGCGCAGCGAGCAGATCATTGTTCTTAATGAACTATTAAGGATAGCTGTTGACACTGCTGCGCGTATGCAGCATAAATAAATCATGGAGAATGGAGAATCACATGAAGAGAACAGGATTTATAGGCGGGTCTGACTGTGTAAAAATTATGCAGGGTGATTGGTATCCCTTATGGGAGATCAAGACAGGCAGAACACAGGGCGAGGACTTATCAAGCAACCTAGCTGTACGTATGGGTAGCTACACAGAATCATTTAACATCCAATGGTTTGAGGAGAACATGCCAGCAAAAGATGGCAATGATTACCTAGTGCATAGCAACCAGTATGAATACGAGCGCACCATAGATAAGGTGCCTATGAAGGGTATGATTGATGGCATGTGCCGCAACTCTATCGTTGAGTGCAAGCACACCAATTCATACAACACTATGGATAAGCTGATTGATTACTACATGCCCCAGCTACAGTGCTATATGGCACTGGCTAAGAAGGATGGTTGCTATCTCTCTGCATTCTTTGGCAACAACAAGTGGGAATGCTCACACGTTGCATGGAGCGAGTCATACTTTAACCTTATGATGACTGCGGTTAAACAGTTCTGGTCTTACGTTGATACCAACACAGAGCCAGTAGGTTATGACCAGCCACACGCTGTGAAGACGGACAAGATACCTGTTGATGAAATGGTTAAGCGTGATGCCAACCACGACAATCAATTCAAGTCCGTGGCTTATGATTACATATTAAATGAGCTATACGCCAAGTCATTTGAGACAGCTAAGAAGAGTCTGAAAGAAATGGTGGGTGATAATGAGCGTGAGGTTTACTGCGATCTATTAACTGTGCGCAGAGACAAGCGCGGATCACTAAGAATAGCAGCCAGAAAGGAAAGCACATGAGTAACCTAGATTTATGGAACAAGGTAGAAACATCAGACCCTAAGTTCCTCAAGCAAGTTAGCTTTGGATCACGTAGCTTTACTGCCATTGATCCTATGTATCAGGTGCGGTGCGCTACAGAACAGTTCGGTCCTGTCGGTGAGGGCTGGGGCTGGATTAACAACACACGATTCATTAACCTATCCAATGGTGACACTGCTGTAATTGCAGACGTACAGATATGGCACGGTGAATTGATAAATGCTTTCGGCCCCTTTAGTGGGTGCCGTAAGTTCTTTGATGCAACCAAGGGCAGGCTTGCCGAGGATGCACCGAAGATGGCTATCACTGATGGCCTAACCAAAGCCCTATCACACTTAGGGTTCAATGCCGATGTCTTCCTTGGGAAGATGGATGGCAATAAGTACGCTGCTGATAGCGGCAGCAAAACCGCCGGCAGTAGCTGGTAATACAGGAGCCAAAAGCATGGCAGAATATGACAACACCAACTCAGGCGCAGCATTCAAACCATTTGATACTCAGCGTCTGATACTACAAGGTAAGCTAAACATAGATGGTAATGATAATAAGATTGTTCTTGTTGCTGATCAAACCAAAGCTGGCTTGCAAATTGTAGAGGTGTATAAAAAGTTGGGCGTTATGTTTACTAACGAGAAGAAGGGCAATGAAAAAGCCCCAGATTACTCAGGCCCATTAGATAACACCAGCCTTAAGATGGCAGGATGGAAGCGAGCCAAGGGAGACAGTAAGTATATGTCTTTGCAGGTATCTGAGAGCCAACAGAAATCTTTGGATGAACCACCAACAGTACCGCCTTTACAATTAGATGATGAAATACCCCCGTTCTAATGGATATTGAACCTCACTTTGATGGAGATGACTATGTGCATGAGCGTGACTTCAACAGGCTCATGCCACAGTTACAAAAAATAAAACAATACATGGAGGATAACGATTGGGTCACACTCTCTGAGTTAAGCAATGCAACCAACGCACCAGAGGCAAGTGCTAGTGCTGCATTGAGAGACCTAAGAAAAAAGAAGTTTGGTTTTCGTACTGTCTCAAGACGATACGATGGCAATGGTTTGTATGCTTACAAGCTAGAGCCAGAGGACCACAAGGAAGAGCCGCCTATACCTGATGATTGGTGGGCACAAATATAAGGGCAGTGTTGCCACACTAGAGGACATGTGATAATACGAGTCTATTCACTTCTCCTCCCTGTGAAGTACACCTGCCCAACTGGCGGCGTCAGAGTTCTCCATGCTCCTGATGCCGCCTTTTTTATACAATCAATTCAAAGTGTGGTGCATCTATGAATGGCCTGCGTCCCTGTGATCTGCGCAAATCTATATAAGCATTCATTGCTTCTTCAGAAGATTGAGGCCACTCACCAATAGAGTTAATGTGCCAAGCCGCACCCCATCTAAGCTGAACACCTTCAGACTTGGCGCTGGCCTTCATTGCATCTGCTATCTCATCGTATAGATTAAGCTCCCATCTACCGCCGCCACTGTACGCCATTAGATCAACAGCCAAACCATCAAGGTGTTTGCTCTTCATAGTTTGTGATGCACCAGAAGCAACAAGCTTAGTCTGCTCGGCCTTGGTTCTAATGCCACAGATTACAGAGAAGTCTTGATCAGTAATCTTAATAGCACCACGAACAACACGTTGAAGGCGCTCATCTACAGTGCCTAACTTCTTAACGCTTCGTTTACCTAGTCTATATTCCATATAAGATTCCCTTATTTTTTTCCAAAGAACTTACCAACAGATCGCATCCCTATGCTTGCAGATACAATCCCACCTAATGCAATCTGATACCACTGAGGCATAACCTCCAATGATTCAAAGCCACGAGCTACAATGTCATTGCCCCAATCACCACAGAACGCCAAGATAAGAGGAATGCTAAACAGCAGAGTAATCCATTCGTCCTTCCACGAATTTTGTGTGGCTTTCATTGCCTCCAAATCCCAATCAAGCTCACCAGTGGCGATCTTCATTTTCGTCTGGGCCTCTGCTTTTTTTACAGCGGTCTTTCCATCAATGACACTTGTAGCTAGACCCGTAAGACTACCTATTAAAGTACCGAGAATCATTTCTCATGCGAAAGCCATACGGCAAACGCCCCCGTCATTGCTCCTGTAACTACAGAAATTAAACCTGCTTGTTGTGTGGATAAGTCAGGCATTGATAACGCCCACTCAATAGAGCGGATATACATGATGGTCATTACCAACATCATGCAACGTGGTAAAATCTTCCAGTGCAAAATTTTTTCCATAGTCATAGTCAAACCTCTTAGGTTAAAATCCATCAGACAATCCTTTCAAGATGTCTTTGATACTTACCTTTGCCTTAGAGTTAGGCATATACTTACATTGAAACTGCTTAGGACATTCTCGGAAAGAACTCTGAGCATAGTGATAAGCTATTGTTCCGTTTTTCCCTAGATAAATACAGACCTTACCATCCAGTTCTGTTTCAGTGTACTTCCATAGATTGCACTGAACGTACTCAGGATTAAGTAAGCTACTGGCTAATATAAGAGGGAGAATAATTGAATACATTACACTACTAACGAAACCATATAAACACCACCGCCTAAGATGCCTATGATTAGAATAGACAAGCCAAGTATAGCCATGTTGTTAGCAATCTGTCTCTTAGATTCCATCGCAGCGTACACCTCCTTCTCTCTATCTTTGCGTATCTGTCTACGCATATCTAACATTTCATCGTAAGTGCCAAATCCAAACCGCATGTCTAGCATGAACTTGATTTCTTTCTCTTTCTCTACCAGAGTTTTCTTGCGAACAACTATGTCCATAGCCTCTTGCTCTATGGATTCAGTACCTTGAGAGACTCTATCTAAGAAGGTTGGATTCTTACGCTGTGATTCAGCGCGAGAGATGTCAGCAACAGCGCCATACCAAGCACCAAGCTGACCTGATATATCTTGTATCTCCCTGCCTGCACCTACAAGCATCTTGACCCCCTTGAATGCTGCATTAGCCGCAGCAAAAGCTGTGATGGGGTCAATCATTACATATTAGGGGTCCATGCGAGTGAGTATAGTGAGTAGCATTATGATAGTAGCTCCGCTTGATCCAATCAGAACTGCCTCTATTCGCTTAATGCGAGTAAAGACTTCTTTGAATTGCAACTTCATTTCTACTTGGACGGCAATCATATCCTTCTCCAATGCAGATACTTTGTCATCAATGCTACTCATTAGCTTAACCTCAGATGCTTTTTGATTTAAGCATTGTTTACTCAGCCGCTATTTCTTCAGCAGGTTCAGCCAACGATGCAGACAAAGATGCCATGAAAGCATTACGTCCAACTTGAAGCTGATCTAAATTAAACTTAGTGCTAGCAAGCTTCCGGTCTAAGTCAGCAACGTGATTGATCATTACCTTTTGTACGTCAGTTAGTTGGTCTTCTGTGTATTCTACTTCGTCAATCGTAATGACATTTGTTTTTTTCTCAGCCATTGTGATCTCCTTTCGGGGTTGGGGTTAATTTTCTTGTGCTTCACGGAATGCTTTGAATGCGTTCTTAACTGCGTCAGTCCAAGCTGCATTAGCTATAGCCTGTACGCTTGCAGCTTCACCAGAAATGTCTGTGGCGGTGTGCGCCCAACTTGCGGATACGCCAGTTACTGCTGTTACAGCTTCAACCGCTTCTCTGGTCACATTGCCATCGCTGTCTGTCTGTTCAGTTACTGCTGTTACAGCCTCAACAGCAATTACTGCTGGCGTGTATACTGAATTAAACGGCTGAAGA